AAGTATGTTGGAAAGCCCGAGCCGGAACCTCAACCTAAAAACACTCGCTCTTCAAAGAAGAATGACATCGCCCCTATTAAACTTACCAAAGCTGAAGAGACATATTTTAAGAATCAGTCACCCTCGAAACGAAAGGAACTTATGGCACTGATGACACGCGTCTCAACTTTGGTGTTAGATGAAGGAGATACACCTCACAAGTTCCGTGTTCTGCAACTACCTATTTCAGATTACGTAAAATCAAGTGTTATCAAAAAGATTTCGGCTATTGCAGAGATTTGTAGTGAAGGCGGCGATGGTCATAAGCTTCGTAGTTGGGTTGATGCGTTCATGCGTATTCCATTCGGAAAGACAGTTCCTTTACCAATTCAGATGAAGGATGGTCAAGAGAAGTGTACTCAATTTATGGTGAATTCTCGCAAGAAGATGGACAAGCATATCTATGGAATGGAGCCAGCAAAGCTTCAGATTATGCAGATTATTGCCCAGTGGATTGTCAATCCTTCATCAGTTGGAAATGTTATTGCCCTACAGGGTCCTATGGGAGTAGGTAAGACCTCCTTTGCTAGAAAGGCGATTGCTGAGGTTCTTGATCGCCCATTTGAGTTCTTTACGCTTGGTGGCGCATCTGATATTGCGAACTTCACTGGTCACTCTTATACATATGAAGGCTCACTCTGGGGACGCATCGCAGATTCATTAATGCACGCAGGGACTATGAATCCTGTAATGTATTTTGATGAGCTTGATAAGATTTCCAGCACACCACAGGGTGAAGAAATTGTAAGTATGATGATTCACATGACGGATAGGTCGCAGAACACTCAATTTCACGACCGTTACTTCGCAGGAGTAGACTTCGATTTGTCACAGTGTTTGTTCATCTTCTCATTCAACGATATCGAAAAGGTCCATCCTATTCTGCGTGACCGTATGACAGTCATTCATTGTGGCGGATATAATGAAAAAGATAAGACTGTTATTTTGAAAGACTATATCTGGCCTCAGATTCTTGATACACTCTGCTTTTCCACCAAAGATGTCACTCTTTCGGAAGCAGCTATCAAGTTTATGATTGAAGAGTATTCTAAGGACGAAAAAGGTGTGCGCACGTTGATACGCACTGTAGAAAGCATGATGACTCGTCTCAATATGTTACGAGTCGCCAAACATGAAAGTATGAAGGACTATAAGTTTTATATGGATGTTCAATTTCCTTTAGCGATTAGCGAGTCTGTAGTTAAGACTTTGTTATCTGATTTTGAAAAGAAGGAACCTGAGTCGTGGAAGAGTCTATACTGCTAGAATGCGGTATATCCTGCTCCAATTACATTACACATTCCAATCAGAACTCGTGTAACAACTAATGCGGCACATATAATCCCAATAAGAACAAAAACACTTTCAATAGGCATTTAATAATTATTTAATATGTAATGTGTTAACCCGTTTTAAGTGTTTCTTCGTTTTCAAGTGTGTTTGCATTTCTTTTTGACCTCTATAGTGGATATCACATACCTTACAATGTAGATCTAATTTGCTTTCAAAGTTAAGATGAGATTTGCTAAGAAGATGTAATTTTAGAGCAGATGGAGAATCTAGTTGTAGATTACATTTTTTACACTTATTTCTAAATTTATTAACACACACTTGTATCTTTTTTTCCATCTGATCGTATACATGAAAGCATGCTTGGGTTTGTGTAGACCTGCCTTGATTTGCCTCAAAAAAATATTCACCGCATATACATTCAAACTTATCTTTTGCGATACACTTGAGACCTCGAACACAATATCCTTCAAACTCAGTAGACATATGTGAAGAAACTTCTAGTATGTGTTCTGTTCTAAATTGACCACACATACAAACATATCTACACTTGGCATCTAATCTCCATCCTAATGGGATATCCATTGTTTATAGTAAAGATAATTTTAGTAGTCTCAACGACCTTTGTTGTTTTTATAATTCATACTCCTATAACACCCTCCATAAATTCATTAATCAAGTTGATTGACTTTGAAGTTTCACCAGAGCTTCATTTGTTTCAAAAAAAGTCATTAAAAAGGTCTGAAATGATGTGCTTATAGCATAAAACTCCTTAGAGGTTAGCTTCTTACGTCTTTCAACAACTTCATCCATGTCATTGGAATTAAAAACTTTTAGATACTCGATAAATATTGTTTTACGTTCCTTTGAAAGCGAATTCGCATATCGAATGATTGCGTCTTCCATTACCCCTTACAAAGATTTTGCTTTTAAATGTAAAGTATTTGTTATTAAGGCAACCTATACTGCTAAGAGGGCATCTCGAAAGATACCATACACGCCACGATCCTCATCCTCTATCAACGGGTCCATCCAGGTGTCCCATTCTCCTACTGGAACATGATTGTCTCGCAGAATGACGAGTGCCTGACGAATGCGTTCAGTTACATCTTCTAGCTCCATAAGTGGAGGAAGAAGGCGCCCAAGACGCTCTGATAGAGACTCTTGCGAGCCAATACCATCCATATAGCCTGCGAGGACATTGCAGATGCGCGACAGGTTACCCTGAGCACACATGCCGATGTTATCCTCCAACTCGCGCTTAATGATGCGACACAGGTCCTCCTTGTCTGACGATGCCTTCACATACTGCCAAACACAGTCAAGAACCTTTCCGTAGATTCCCACCTCGATGTCGTAGATGCTAGTGTCCTGTGCGTATTGCGACATCATTTGCCAAGCCGCCTTCTGTGACAGATTACACTCCAACCCAATCTCGAATGGTGTCTTTGATGAGATAGTTGCGTGCCAGCGATACCCCTCAGGAACTACCGTCTCACGAATCTTCGCAACGATGTCCTTTGTCTGCTGAACAGCGGCTGTAGTATGGACATTTTGAGGGTCGGCTGCGAATGCCGCAAGTGGTCGTTCCCTAGCCTGTAAGCCTAGCGGAGGCGGTGCTTGCTGTGCGGCTACTCCTACGGCTGCAGCTCTATCCCGAACAAGCTGCCGCGCAGCTTCTAAGTGGTTAACACCTCCATTGACAATGTTGTTATTGATGCCGTTGATGAGGTTATTGATACGGTCAGCATTCCGCGCCTGTATTTGCGCCAGTTGAGCACGCCTGCGCTCAACAATATCTCTATTACGAGCCCTCGCCCTCTCGTGTGCTCCTCCATCGGGGTCAACACCCGTCAGTCTAATGTGGTCTCGTTGCCGTGTGATTAACTCTTGAAACACGCGGTTCTGCTGCGCCCTACGCAGCGTTACATCGGCTAAATACATACGTGTGATGTTTTCTGCATTATCAGGGTCTGCCTCTCGGCGAGCATGAAAGGCTTCTGCCATCTCTCTAATCTCCTTCTTGTGAACGTATTGCATCTCCTTTGCAGCCGTTCTATTTGGACCAGTGATTGCCAGTGTGTTGATATGTAGAGTGCACCTTTCATTTCCCTCATAGGAGCGTCTTGTGCATTGAGTTCCTTTTGCTATGATTGCGATACACGTTGGCATTTTGTATTGCGTTGATACCTTATACTTTAAGCTGATTAAATCCATTTTACATGGAAAACGGATTTACACGAGATATATCTTGAGATAACTTAAGACAGAATGCAATCGTTTACTGTCTTGTATATCACTACAAATGCGCATTCCCAAGCAGAGGGAGGCTGCTAATTAATGGACGAAGTTAGTTGGGGCTCTAAGCCACCGTAAATTTTGAACCCAACCAAGCAAGTTATATCTGCTTGTAAAAAAGGATATAACCAAGCAGACTTTTGTTATCTTAACCGGCTTGTAAAATATAGAGTTAGAATTAACTGAGTAGTTTGGGAAGAACTTCGAATACCAAAAATCCCTTAGGCATCATTCTCACCAAATGATGTTGAAGTTATATAATCTCATGGTAATGAGGGCATTGTTACTAAAACAATGTTATCTTTTTCCGCCTCTGTAATATTTTGATAACATCATGTTCCAGAGTTCAACACCAGTTTCCATGCTATTGAATCCACGCACTTTTGTAAAGCTGTCATATTCTCTGCGATAAACTTCTCTTCTTGTCGCCCAGTTTTGACTCCAAAACTCCTCGTTCGTCTTTTGAGATAGTAAATCTGATAACCCAACCATCCACGCAATACACCAACCAATTTCTGCGGTATCGTGACTTTGAAGATTATAACAATGGTCGCTTCTTAGACGTCTTGGATTATCTGCTAAGCAGGCTACGTCATTTACAATTGGCATTCTTTCTAGAAACACTCCGCTAAAAAAGTTGTAGAATGCTAAAATTGTATCTGGTTCTATCGAATATGTTGATACGATATCAAACATATCTTCTTTTGGAAAATAAATTGCTAGTAATGCATGACCATCATTGTGTGATTCAGCAATTCTCATGTAAAAAACAGTAGGTCTTTCTTTGCTTATCGATAACCAATCAAAATAATGAGGACCATTATGTCTTCCTTGTTGTGTTTTTGGATTTATTAGAATATCAAAGTCCCATGCATACAGCGGTGACTGTGGATATGGATATGGTTTATTTACATAGTCAAACTTTTCTGGAAATCTTCCAAAAATATTCCTTTTAAGAATTATCAATGAGTTAGCATTGTTTTGTGACAACCTATTCTCCTGCGTGGCGTTTCTTACAGGTAACTTTCTAGGAGCCGCCATTGTAAATAAACCATGAAAAATGGATTCTTGTTTTTAAAATTGAAGCTGATAATTCCAATATAGTAAGTATAAAATGGGTCAGTATTACTTCCCAGTTATTCTTGCCGAAAAGTCAGACAAAGAGTACATTCGCACGTATCTGGATGCAAGTATGTATTATAACGGTATAAAATTAACAGAGCATTCGTATATTGGTAATAACTTTATGACGATTGTCGAGAACCTGATTGGTCCAAATGGAATGTTCTATAGAAGTCGCCTAGTATGGGCTGGAGATTACGCTGATGCCGAGCCTAATTCTGAGAATAATCTACACAGCATGTGCGATACGAAGGACCCATTTGTATATAGAGGAGAGCTTGTATCGTATACCTACATTGTGAACCACACAAAGAAGGTATATGTTAAGAAAAATGCTGGCGATTTCCATCCGCTACCCATTCTGACCGCAGAAGGAAATGGGCGTGGGGGTGGTGATTACAATGGGGCAAATATGGAGATGGTAGGAAATTGGGCACGTGATGTTATTTCTATGGAAAATGAGGCTCCTGACTATACACTGATTGAGTGTGTATTCTGCGAAGCTATATAATCTGCCAGTTTGAAATGCCCGCCGGTCTAAACTTTTTGGAGAACCATGAAAAACGGATTTTTCATCTCCAACTAATAGACTTAGTAGGTGATGATACGAGAGTAGATTTCAAAATCGTGGAGCCTTAGATAGGGAAAGTCCAGTAGCAGGACACCACCAAATATTCCGTAAGGCGTTGTAATGCAGGATATAGTTTGAAGCTATGCTATGTCGCTCAGAGTGAGGGCGTTTTTAACTCAGAAAAACGGATTGTTGGGTTCCAATACAGTATAGGTTACCGAGACTGCGAAAGCAGTGGACGCACATAAACAAAAAGAAGCCAACACTATTTAGGAGCGGATAGATCCCGTTTAATTCTAAATAGGGGTTGGAGGTGTGTGCGACAGGAAGATGCGAAAAGGAGGGGCATTTTTCACTTATAATGCCTTTCGAACCATAAAAAACGGATTTTTTTAGTATCTATTCATGAATCTTAAGAGCTACAATAAGAGAAAATGACAACAGTTCAAAACACGAACAATATGCGCAAGTTCTCCAAGATGACATTCTCCTCGCAGGAGGCGCGCCGCCTCTACCTCGACCTGCAGCCGCTGAAGGACGTAGAAGCAAAGCTTATCAAGCCT